ATCTCGGCTGCGTCGTCGATGATCAGCTTGTGCGAACCGTCCCCGTCGAAGACGCGTTCCTCGGGGCCGGATGCCACGAAGTTGCGGCCGGTCTTGTGGTCGATGTATTCCTCGACTTCCATGATCCAGTCGTTGACCTGCGTGTAAAACGACGGGTCGATCGTGATCAGGAGGTAATTCTCGATCCGTTCGCGCGTCGTATACCCCTTCGGCCCTTCCGGCCGCATGAAGTACTTGAGTGACTTTGTGACGATGATCTCGGCCATAGTGTTTTGATTATAGCGGTTTTAGACGAGTGGCGGGAGTGGGTTGTACGGCGTGGCCTTTTTTCCGATCGGGCTTGGCGACTGTGAAACGTAGGGACTGGCTTTTTTCGTGAACGGCGACGCCTTCTTTTCGTACGGTGACCCTTTCTTCGTGTAGGGATAGTGCCGGATCGTATAGCGGAGGGACTTCTGTAGTCCCACCTCGACCGTGATGTCGATCCGGTACGTCAGGGATTTCTGCAACGTGCCCCCCAATTCCCGGACATAGGTCAGCGATTTGGTGATCGCGGTCGACGTCTGCACCGCGTATTTGAGGGTTCGGTTGTTGGTTTGCTCCCCCTGCACCCGGTACGTCAGCCCCTTGGTCAGCGTCCCATGAGTCCCGATCCGGTAAATGAGCCCCTTGGTGGTCGATTTCTTGCCCCTAGTAGCGTATTTGAGTGTCTTGAGTATGAGCCCCGGGATGATCACGATGTAGGTCAATCCCTTTTGGATCGCGTGCTCTGTCGCCAGCCCGTAGGCGAGGGACTTCATGATCACCCCTTCCACCGCCACGTCGTACTTGAGTTGTCGGGTTTGCACGCTATCGCTCTGGACGAAATACCGGAGTTGTTTCGTTGCCGGCGTTTCCACGGCCACGGAGTACGAAAGGGATTTCGTGATCGGCCCCTCGACGGCGACCGCGTAGCGCAAGCTCTTTTGTGTGTTCGTGTCGGTTGCAACCGCGTACGTCATCCCGCGCGTGATCGCGATGGATTGGGTTCCGATGACTTCGTACTGCAAGGACTTGGTGACTGTCCCCACCATCCCGACCCGATAGACGAGGCTCTTAGTCGTCGACTGCTCGGTCGTGACCGTATAGACGAGTGTTTTCGTGACGGCTGCCTCGGCTTGCACCGTATATTTTAGGCTCTTAGTGACGTCGTGCTCGCTACTCACGCGGTACGTCAGGGATTTTGTCACCCCCACTTCGGGGCTTACGGCGTAACGCAATGACTTCGTGACCACTCCTTCGGGAGATACCGCATAGCGAAGGCTCTTGGTCGTCGATGCCTTTTTCTCGACGGTGTATTTCAGCGATTTGGTGATCGCATGGTCTGGCGATACCGCGTACCGGAGCGACTTCGTGACCGCTGTCGGCGTGATGTTCGGCGTGATGTTCACGTCGTCCACTGCCGCGACGGTTGTCGATCCTTCCACCTGCCACGTACCAATGAACAACTTGAGCACCATCCGATCCGGTGTGATCGGGTTCGACTGCGAGTCGAGCGTCGACCATGAAACGCCGTTCGATGAATACTCCCAGTAGGTCGTTCCCGATGCTTCACGGATGCGGAGATATTTGTGCGTCGTTGAGTTGTACGTTGCGGAGTTGAGCCCCGTTGCCGATCCCGCCACGGTCTTGAACGCCTGTATCGTACCGCCCGTGATGCGGAACCAGAGCGTATTTGTCCCTTCGCCGAAGCCGTTTTTGTCGGCGTCCTGGTCGAGCTGGAAATAAAACTCAAAGCTGGGGATGGATTGGTTTCCCGCATTTGCGACCTTCACCGATACGGAGCTCGACCGTAGGTCAAAGACTTTTGTGATGACGGCGTCGTTTGAGTCGACGCCGTAATACCCCGACGCGAGTGTCGAGGTGAATTGCAACTGTGCGCTTGTTTCCGCGACCTGCGCCCCTCCCCAATTCGACCACTTGCCGATGTCCAGGACGTTGTCATTGAAATTGTCCGTGATCGTGGCAATGAGATCGACCGGGATGTATTCGACGTCTGCCGAGATTTGCGTGATACGAACCCCGTTCGTGTTCGACGCGACACACTCGACGCCGATCTGCATGGAGTCGACGGTCGTTGTCGTCCATTCGGTCCCGTCCGGATCCACTGTCCGCATGATCTGCTGGTAACGCGGGATCGCGACCGCGTTCGTGAGGTAGGAGGTGGATGTCGGCGATTGCGTCGCGCCGTTCACGATCGTGCCGCCGCTCGTCTTTTTCAGTTTGCACCGGATCGTCCCGTTCGCGCTCGCCCCATCTCCCGCGAAACGCATGTTGACCCCGACGGCCACGATCTTGACGTTCGAGGATAGCCCCGAGTTCGCCACGTTGTAGAAGTCGATGTGCCCCGTCGTATTCGATTTGAGGTACGTCGTGTTCGTGTCCGGGTTCAGCTCGTCCACTTCCTGGTAGTTGTTCGCGTCTCCCGCCCCGCCACCGGATTTGAGGAATTGGTTGGAGTCACCGGCCGCGTTCGGCGCGAGGTTGATGATCGTTCCCGTCCCCGGATAGCCCGTCTGTTGCGATCCGGTCGAGTCGTTGCATGCAAGGTCATCGAAATGCCATTCGCCTTGTGTCTGCGCTTCCGATCCGATGTTCGTCCCGATGATGAACTTCTGGACTCCTGTCGAGAGGTTGCGCGTTGCGCTCGTCGCGAAAACATTGCCATCAAGACACGCTTCCACGATGTCCGTGCTACCTGCCCCCGACGCGTCCACCTTCACTTCCACCCGATACCAGCGGTTCGCTTCGAGCACCCCCGACGCCGATCCGATGTTCCCGTCTTCGTCCGAGAGCTGGAGCGTTCCCGTGCTCGTGAGTTTCAAGAATACGATCCCCGTGTTCGATGAGTTCTGGCAACGGAAGATCGTGTTATCGGCCGACGGGGTCGTCACGAGGCGGAAATAGAACCGCATGAAGATCGGGCCGTTCACGTTGCCCGTCGCAAAGTTCGCCCCGTTGTAGTTTGGCGTTCCCGATGTCAGTGCCGGACTCCACCCGATCCCGCCGTAGCGGCCGTATAACGAAGAGTACGTCCCGCTTCCGGACGTGTTGATGTCGAACTGGTCATTGATGCTTCCGACTCCTTTTTCAAAGCCGGACATCCACAATCGAGCCATACTCTTTTTTTATTTCGGCTGTCTTAGATCTCGAACTTGGTCAGGTCTACGTCGTCGCAAGGGCTCGTGACGATCCGGTCATCCGGCAAAATGAAATTATACGAATGCGCTCCCCCGTACTTGTACCCGAACATGTAGCAACGGACGAAACCGTTTGGCCCCGCGTTCACGCTGTCATACGCCCCCGGCTTCACCATCCGGTACTTGTGGATCAATTTCATGCCCTCACGGAACGGGATGTCGATCCTCTTTTTCATGTTGTCGTAGCGGTAGATCGTCGCCATCGTGACTTCTTCCTGCTTCACTTCGCCGATCCGGTGGAACTTCCCATCGTTGCCGAACTGGTGGAGTTCGCTTCCGTCCCTGTATACGACGCCCCATACCCAGCGCTCGATCGGGACTTCGATATATTTCTTCTCGTTTTCGTCGAAATAGGTGTAGATCATATTTTTACAAAAGGAACCCCAGGGCGCGTGGCTTCCCGGGGTTCCGTGATTCATTGAGTTGAGTCGGGTGTCCGCATTGAGTTGCGACGATATTCGATTGTGGGAAGGGAGGCGGCAGGGCGTTCCTGCTCTTGTGAGCTCTCTGGATCTTCCGATCCTCCCTGTCATTAGGCTGTTTCGTCGTACTGGTAGTTCATCGTGGACGTGCTGCCTGCGGTGTCGGCGGCGTTCGTCTGGATCTGGTGAACCAAGAAGTCGGAGTACGCGGCGTTGTTTGCGGTTGCGATTGATCCGGAGAGCGATCCTGCGATGCCGAGGTTCGCGCCGGAAGGTTCCGACGTCGGCATGGTCTGCGTGCCTTGCGTCGAGTTCGTCGTGACCGGCGTCGCGTACGCCTTGCGTGCGTAGGACGTTTCGCGGGCGTTCGTCACGTGGACGGCTGCGCCCCCGAGTGCGCCCGTGCGCCAGACTTTCAGGTTGTCGATGAGAGATGACCCTCCCATGTTCGTGACATGGAAGCGCTGGTACTTCTCGTACGTGTTTGCTCCTGGCGTGACAGGGTTCGCGACCGGATCCACCGTCGGAGAGTCTGCTGTCCCCATATCCGTGTCCGAGATGTTTGCCGTGCCTTCGCCCTGGATCGAGTACGACTCACCCGACACCATGATGTCAGCGGATAGGGAGAGGGCTGTTGCCGAGTCGACGTTCGTGACGAACGCGTAGGTGTCGTCTGTCGTGTTGTGGACTTGGTCGCCTACGTCAACGGTTACGCCGGATGTAAATGCCCCGGCGGAGTCTACGAGTTTGTTCGCCGTGGTTCCGGTCGCGGCGGCTGCCCGCTTCGGTGCGCCGTTGGCTTCGTCGATTTGTACGGTTGCGGCCATACGTTTGATGGTTATTGTTCAGGGAGTGGGAGCGGGGGATTGCTCCCCCGATACTCACTCCCCGACGGGGATGAGTTAGTTCGTGACGTCGATGACGATGTACTGGAACTTGACCTTGAGCGTGCCGTTGCCGGTGGCGGGTTCGCCCGTGCCGGATGCGCCGATCTTGATGGCTTCGTTTTCCGTGAGTGGCGTCGACGTGACGACCGGACGGAGCTGTGCGGTGAAGCGGGCCGATGCCGAGGCTTCGATGAGCGCCTGCGCTTCCGCGTCGGAGTCGAAGGTCGCGTCCTGCACGAAAATGTTGTGGTCGGTGTTCGCCCACGTGTAGGCGAGCGGCGACGTTTCGGCAGGGATCATGGTCAGGATAACCGGACCGATGACGCGTGCGATCTTGCCTGCTCCAGGAGCTGCGACAAGTTCCACGTCGGTTGCGACGAGCGCCTTGATTTGGTCGCTGGTCAGTTCCGATTCGTGGTACAGGACTTTGTGTTCGGAGTCCATAGTGGTGGATTGTTTTTTTGCGTGAGTTATCTCCCTCCCTACCGGATCAGGGCGAGGTTTCCCCCGCCCTGCGTCCGGTCAATGGTTAGGATTCTGTCGCGGCGGCCTTGAGCACCGTGAGTGCCGTCGGCAATGCGAGCACGTAGCCCACACGTTCCACGATGCGGAGCGCGATCATGTCCTGTTCCGCGAGGTTCAAGACCGTTTCGTCGTCCGTGTCGGTGATCGTGGCCTGGTCGAGCAACTTGATGCGGAGCTGTTGCTTGTCGCCGAAGATGGCGGCCTGCTTCAGGTTACCGAACAAGATGTACGCTTCGCCTGTCGAGACTTCCGAAGGAGCCGGGAAGGCGTCCGAAAGTTCGTAGTCGTAGCCCCAGATCGTACCCGGGATACCGTCCTGCGGGCGCTGGAAGATGTATTGTCCATCCTCGCCCTTCAATTTGCGAATGTTCGTGAGGGTCTTGCGGTTCATGTAGAACTTGGAACCTTCGAGCGCACCCGTCGGAGTCTCGTCGATCATGTCGAGGAGGTCATCCGCCGTGAGCTGTGTCGAGTCACCGGACGCCTGCGAGACGTCGTTGACGGAACCGTTGTTCAAGATACCCGTCCAAGGAGAACCCGTACCGGCGAAGAACTGCAAGTCTTCTTCCTTCGATACCGCTTCGGCGAAGAGATCCGCCAAGAGTGCCGTGAGGTTGACTGCGCTGTCCTCGACGATTTCTTCGGTCATCGGGACGATGGCCGCGAGCTTCTTCAAGGTTTGAGTGACAATGTTGAACTTCGGCTGCGTGCTCTTTTTCTTGCCGCCTTCGTCGGTCCAGTAGACCTGTACGGAAGTGCCCAGAGCAGGGATCACGCGGGAGTTACCAGGGCCCGAGAACGGAAGGTATCGCATGTCGCGACGTGCCAAGCCGTATTGGGTTTCTTTGATGCGGAGAACTTCGGCGAGAAGTTCCGGCGGAACGAGGAGCCCGGCCTGCGCGTCGTCCGGTGCTTCACCGGATGAGCTGGTCGTCATGGCCTTTTGCAAAGCCTTGGCGCGGTTCTTCGTAGCCTTATCCGTCGACTTCAAGGCCGATTTCCACGCTTCCGAGGAAACGCGTTTGACTTCCTGCTTGTCGCCGGAGATCAACGCCTTGAAGAAGTCGCGCGTGCTGTCCGCGTCGTCGACGTCTTCGGTGCTTTCGCCGGCCTGCGCCTTGGCGCGTGCGGCTTCGACACCCTTCGTGAACTTTTCAACGATCGCGTCCGCCATCTTGTCGACCTTCGCCTCGAACTTCGAGAGAGGTTCGTTGAGGGCGTTCTTGACGGCTTCGAGATCGAAGGACTTTTCCTCGCTCAAAACGTCAGCGAACTTTTCTTTTTGCTCGTCGGAGAGCGAGTCCACCTGGTCGCGGAGGAACGCTTTTTCGGCCTCGTCGAGGTCGGCGGCGTCCTTGGCCAGGATTTTGTTGAGCTGCAACTTCATATGTGAGGTTGTTCTGATTTAGTGGGATGAGTTATTGCTGTTTGCGTTTGACCTCCATGAGCTCACGGAGAGCCCGGTTGATCGTCGTGACCGATACTTTTTTTGTTGCCGCCCGCGGCTTCGCGGAGTGTTCGACCTTTTTACCAACTTGGTTATCGGCTTCCGTCAGTGCGTTCAGTGCGTCGGTAAGCGCCTTGATTGCCCTGCGTATGGTTTTTTCGTTACTCGACAGAGCCTTGAGGGCGTTGTCTTCTGCGATTGTAGCACCTTCCCCCTCGTCCGTCGCTTTCGGTTCGTCCTCTTTCTTGTCTTCGGGCTTCGTCTCGTCGCCCTTCGGTTCCCCGTCCTGCGGTTCTGCGTCTTTCAGGACGTCCAGTGCCTTGATCTTTGCGAGCGCCTCCTGGTTTGCCGGCACGTTCACGACCGACACTTCGAGCAGGACGTTTTCGATCAGCTTCACGACGTCGCTGCCGTTGTCGATCTCGTAGACGTTGTTCATGAACCCGACGGAGAACGCTCGGAGGTACTTGCCTTTCATGAGGGCGAACGCGGTCGCCGCCATGTCGTATTCCTCGACGGCGAACTTCATCGCTCCCGCAAGGTTCCCGTTCTCAAATCCGATGCGCGTCATTTGCGCGAGCGGGAACTGGTAATTGTCATGGCTCCAGAGCACGACGGGGTTTTTGATGTAGTCGTCGAGCTTCCATCCTTCTTGCACAACCACCTCGCCGTGGCGGTCGATGGCTGCCGTCGAGAAGATCCCTTCGACGATGTGATCTTTCTCATTGACCGCCTTCACTTCGAGCGTGAAGGCCTTGACGATGCGGTTACTGCTAAGCAGGGTCTTTTTCATATCGTTGGAATTGTAGCATGTTTTATTCCTCGATGAACGCAGGAGCCAGGACGCACCGGCAATTCGGCTCGTTCGGCGCGTCGAGTCCATTCGAGAACTTGTCGTCAAGTGGGATGATCTGTCCGCCGACGCCGATCGGTTGGTCCTTGTGTTCGTCTCGTACTCGATCGTCCCCGGAGTTCAGCCATTCCTTGCCCGTTGCTACTCCCGACTGCCGATAGGATTCCACGAAACCCTTGTTTGTGGCGGCCGTGGCTTCCGTGCGTGCGATCAGTTCCGATCGGTGTGCCGGAAAGTCCTCATAGACCGCCTCGACCCGCTTCCGCAATTCGTAGATCCCCTCGCCTTCCTGCAACCCTTCCGCGAGTGTCCGGTCCAATCCTTCGAGCGTTGTCGATGTCGTGCTCTTGCCGAACTCCTTTGCCCGGGCCTTGATGAACTTGCGGATGTGTTCGGTGTCCTGGAAGTCCTCTGCAGGGTTCACGAGATCCATCCCCTCCTTGCCTGCCTGTTCGATGATCGACTGGAGGTGTGGCGAGATGAACTCGATCGCGAGCCCGATTTCTGCCTTCTCGTCCATGATGTCGCCCGCTGCCAACTTGTTTTTCTTACTCTTGCCCTTCGTCTCTTTATCAAATGCCTTCATGACCCGCTCCTTTTGCCCCTCGAAAAACTCGTTTGTAGCCTCTTTGAGCCCCCGTGCGCGAGCGTCGATGGCCTTGTTCACCCATTCGTTGTAGCTCGTCCGGATCTCGGCCTTGATGATCGACCCCTTTTGCTTCTTCCGTTTGATCCCTTTGCGTGCGTTTGTCGCGAGCGTGATCGCTGCGGCCAGCAGTTCCTCCCTCGCTTCCAGCTTCATTTTGAGGATCGAGTGCCCGCGAAAATCGAACTTGCGTACTTTCCGTTTGCGGCCGCCGTTCTCGTAGGCTTCTTTCTCGTTCGTGCCCCCGATGACGATGGCCTTCTCGGCTTGTGACAGTCCGCCGACCGGCTGTTCCGCAAGAGGCTTGTAGAGCGACCACCCGCCCTTGATCGGTGGAAGTCCGAGCACGTCGCGTGCTTCGTTCAGCAACATGATGCCGCTCGCCGTGTACCCCGTCAGCTCGTCCTTTTCCTGTTCGCGGTTCTTCGGCGTCGGGTCTTCGAAGTCCACATAGAACTCGTCCCCAAAGTCCGGGATGACCAGTTCCTCGTTCACCTTCTCGACCATGCTTTCCATTTCCGGCTTGATCGTCTCACCAAGGAAGACCGCAAGACCTGTTTCCGAGTTGGCCCGGTTCACGTCTTCCGTGATCCCCAAGACAGATTTCGGTACGCCGAACGCCACGAGGATGTCGTCGCGCGTGACCTTCATGGATTCGATGTAATCCATTTCCTTTTGCGATAGCGAAATGACCTGGTACTCCAGACCGCCGTCCAAGATCGCGACCTTGCTGCCCTTGCCCACGCCGCGATACTTCCGTTCCCATGCCTCTTTGATGTCTTCCTTTTGCGATGCGTCGAGTGCGAGCGACGGGTTCTTGATCACCGCGTCAGGACGTGCCGAGTTCAAGAAAAAGTCCTTTTGGTATTCGTTCATATATCCCTCGCTCTCGACGCGCGTCACGGCCGCCTTGAGCGGGCTCATTCCGGTATGCGATGAGAGAGGATCCGGCTTCTTGAAATGTACGATGTCCTCCGGATCGAAGTTCTCTTTTGTCCCGTCGAACTTCCGCAATTCGTAGCGCTTCACGAACCGCGTCGGATCGGCGACAACCGTCATGAGGTCAGGCCGCAGGTTCCAGAGTTCGATCACCTTCCCGCTGCCGTTACGCACCTTGTACCAAAACGCGTCCCCTGTGCAGAGGAGGTTGATCATCGTGAGCTGCCAGAACTCGCTGCGCGTTTGGAACGGGTTGCATTTGTACAGAAGGTCGAGCGCCGGGTGCGCGTCGATCTCTTTCGTGTCGCCCTTCGAGTTCATCACCCGATAGAGCTCGAGGTCGATGCTCGCCACCTTGACCGCGATCTTTTGCACGCATGCGAACACGTACAACGACTTCCGGTATTTCTCGAGCAGTCCCGTCGGCGAAATGTTGCCGCTCGTGAGTCTCGACAGGATCTCTAGACCCCCTTCGATGACCACCTCTTTTTTGCGGTTCCCCGAAAGGAACTTCATCGCGCGAGTGTACCAAGGCATAGTGTTTGATCGGATTGTAGCACCTTTTTAGATGAGCGTGACCCCCGGAACCGGACGCTTGCGGATCTGCCACGCGATGGCTCGGCTCATTGGCCGGTCGTCATGCTTCCCCTTGCGTGCTTCCGCCTTCCCTTTCTCGTTGTAGACCATGTCCCGCAGTTCGTCCTCAGCCTCGATATACGATTCGTGCAGTTCCCCCTTGCGATACGCTTCTTCGAGTTCCGTGATCATCGTCGGACGGTTCGCTCCCGTCGTGTCCCATTCGAGGAACCTCAACCGCATGGCCTTGGCTTTCTCGATGTGCGCGACGCCGACCCCGTTCTTTTCGATGCCGAGGTGGATGTTGAAACTCTTGACGATCTTCCCAACCTTGAGCCAGAACACATCGATGGGATCATTCGAGGCGTATTCGTACACCACGGCGGCCGGTATATCCTGTGGCACGTCGATCACCGAGAACACGTGACGATCTCCCGTTTGCGTCCCTTCCGCGCAGTCCACCCCCGCATACATCCGGCGCGTCTTCACCGCTTCCTTTTCCTCTTTGCTTGCCTTCCAGAGTTCGAGGTTGTCGAGTGGGATCTTTCGCGACGGGTCCCGCTTGATGAGTGAGAAGACCGTCCGTCCGCTTTGCAAGAAACACGAGACGTCGTCCTCGGGGTATTCCTGGAAGAACATCAGCCCCTTGTCCCAGATCTTATAGCGCCGCCATTTCAATTGTCCGGCTGTCAACATGATCCCGTAGTCCGTTGCTACCTTCGCCACCAGTTCCTTTTCTTCCTGCTCCAAGTCCGCGATGAATTGGTCGTCCGGGATGTCGAACATGGCTTTGACCGAGCTCGACAACCCGTCCCGTTCTTTTTCCGTCAGGTTGTCCGTCGAGTATTCCGTGTCGATAAACCACGGGATGAATATCGGCGTGTATGCCGAGCGCCCGCTCTTGGCCTTCTGCCACATGTCGTGGAACTCCCCGCGTCCGTTCGCCGTCGTCTCGATGTCGATCTGCCCGTACTCCGCCGCTTCACCGACGCCGTTCATGATCTCCTCGAGCGCGTCATAGAAAGACGCTTCCGAGAGGTGTGCCCGCTGGATCGTGTCTCCACGTCCGAATGTCTTTTGCCCTGCCGTCCCGATGAAGTACGAGCTATGCGCTTTCGGGAATTGGATTTCCGTTTTCGAGTCGATGGAAATGGCGGGCTTGATCTCCATGTCTTCGATGAACCCTCTCACGGATGCAAACAAACGCTTGGTCGCCTCCTTTTCATGGGAGATGACCACGGCGTTTGTCGGTTTCCGGATGCAGTCGATGAGCTGGTCGGCGTCGATGATCTTACTCAACCCCTTCTGTCGGGCCTTGAGGATGATGTTTCGGCGCGTCTTCTTCCCCCAATAAAGGGCCTGTGCCGGGTTCAATCGGAACGGCTTGAGTACCTTCCGCTTGTCCCGGATCTTGAGTAGCCCCTGTATCAGCTCCAGGTTGCTTCGTTGTTTCCTCGTTGGTGTCATCGTCGTTTTTGTTTAGTGCGTCCTCGTCGTCGGCGAGTACGTCTTCGAGCGTCTTGTCTCCCACCACCACTTCCGTGATCGACCTGTCGCGGAATGCCGGATCTCGTTTGTTGAGCCAGAAGTGAACCGATGGCGCGTGCTTCTTCACGAACACGAGTTCGTTCAGCACATCCCGTACGTCTTCAATTTGGTTTCCAAGCGCCGCCTCAATCGCCTTCGTGAACTCGGGATCCTCTTTTTTCCATCGTCGGTATGTCTCGCGGTCTATTTCTGTTTTCGCACACGCATGAGAAATGATCCCCTTGCTCTTTGTAAAAAACTCTATAAACAACTTCTTTTTGATCGTCGTCCGTTCTTGTTCCTCCCGCTCGTGCTTCTTCGCTGTCTCTTGTTCCACGTTCAAGATGCCGCTTTTCGCCGCAATTTCTAGCTGGTTTTCGTCCTTGATTGTGGATAAGTCGTTTTGCATACCTGTCATTTGCTGTCGTTTGGTATCGTCTCCCGTTCTCTCTACCCTCTCCCATCATACTCTGTTTCTCCGATGTCCCATGCAAGGCCGCAAGTGCAGTCGATCCAAATGTTCCCGTTCCTTCCACGTATTGGCTTTGTCTCCTGTGTGATTGGGCAACCATTCAAGGCATGCCACATGCGTTTGATGCGGGAGTAAGGCGTCGGGTCGTATTTTTTGCTTGGTCGAAACCAGTACATATCGTTATCCCTCGATCTTCTCCGCCTTGCGTCCCGTGAATGCCTCCCATCGGTTCTTGATGACTTGGCCGAAAATCGGGTTTGTTTCCATCAGTCGGGATTTTCGCTTCAGCTGCTCGCATGCCATGAGAGTTGATCCGCTACCCCCGAAGAGGTCGAGAACCGTGTCCCCGGGCGCCGTACACCGTTTGAGTGGCTTCTCGTGCAGGCTCGTCGGCTTCTGTGTCGGGTGTTCGTACTCCGTGGCGTTGTCCCGCTTCGATAGCCAGATCGTGAACAGGTCCAAGATGTCCTCGTGCGTTTGGTTGCCCGCCCCGATCTCCTTATCCATGATCTCGTTCAGGTTCCGGATGTTCGGGTTGAGGTACGGCCGGCCGATGGTTCCGTAGACGCATGGCTCGTAGGCTTTGTTGAAGGCGACGCCCGGCGTTGGATTTTGGTTGTTCTTGATCCAAAGGCACACCCGCTTGTTCGCCACCCCGTACGCTTCGAACAATGTCTGGAATACCCAGATGTACCGTTCATCGCACCAGTAGAATACGTGGGTGTTTTCGTCCGCATGTTCCACCGCGTTGCGGATCGTGGCTTCGACGAACGTCGAATAGCCCTCGTCCGACTTTGAGTCGTCGAGGTCTGCCTTTCCCACGCCCTGATATTTCCCTGTTGTCCCGATCCCCTTGGAGTAGTCCAGTCCGATGTTGTACGGGGGATCGCAATAGATCATTTGTGCGGCGCCCCCCCCCATGAGCTTTGTGACGTCCTCCGGATTCGTGGAGTCCCCGATCATGAGCACGTGATCGCCCATGCGATAGATGTCCCCCTTCTTCACTTCAACCTGTTTTTGCGCGTCTTCGACGGCTTTCTTTTCATTGAAACCTCCTTCGTCCGTGTCGATGTGGTCGAAAATCTCGGATAGCTCTGCCTCGTCGTATCCGGCCTCGAACAAATTGGTGACGCCGAGCTCCATCAGTTTGTCGCCGTCATCCTCCCCGTCGTTTCGGTTGCTCTCTAACGCAATAACCACCTTTTCTTCGGTGGTCAGTGCTCGACTTGGTACGAGGACGTTCACTTCCTCGATCCCCAATGCCTCGAGCGCGTCCTTTCGCATGTTGCCCGAAAGGATCACGTTCTCGGTGTCGATCTTTATGACGTCGTGGAACCCGCGCAACTTGATACGCGCCTTGAGTTTCTCGAAGTCTTTTTCTGCGATCTTCCGGGGATTTTGTTCCCAGTGGATCAGGTCGGCGACCTTACGGACTGCCGTTGCCCATGTGAGCTGTTCCTCCATAGCTCACGTTTTTATTTCAACTTGAGGATCTTGTACACCGGCGCGAACAGATCCATCATGCGGGCGTAGTTCTCGCCGATGCGCTGTTCGAGGATGTACATGTATCCGCTCACGGTCTTTTGTTCTTTCTCGATGGCCGCGATGCGTGCGTCGTAGTCCTTCGTCACGACCTGCTGTCCACCTCCCACCGGTATGATCGGCTGAAGTGATGCGCCGACTGCGTTCGATAGCTGGTTCACCTTTTGCGTGAGCGCCTGGACTTGTGATTGCAGTGTCGCATTTTGCTGTTCGAGTGCCGTGACGCGCGCCTTCGAGTCGTCCTGGGTTTGAGCGACTGGTCCGTTCCATCCGACGATCGAAGCGTTTGTCCAAGCGTCACGGACGACGCTCGGGTTTGCCGTAGCACATGGGTTGGTCGGTTGACCGTCAACGTAGATCGGATACGTGCCGTAGCATGGGTATCCTCCAATTTCGGTTGCGGCGTGAGCCGACGGGGCGGCCATGGCGATTGCCAAGGCCCCAATGAATGCCCCGATTTTCATGGTGTTTTGCATAGTTCCTAGATTATGCCCTATTTTCGGGCTTTTTGCAAGTTATCCACACGAACCCCGACCGCCCTCATTCCGTCGATCGGTCGGTCGGTATAGATCACCTCGCCGGAATTGTATTGCGTCCCGTTCCACGAGAATGATCTGTCCATCGTGTACGCCTTCTCGATCGTTGCGGATCCTCGTTCCCGTTTGACCTTCTTCGCTGTCTCGAGCGAATCGTCGAACGTGGTTTTTTGCCCGTTGAAATTGATCGAGTATTTGATCCCATGCTTGCGAAAAAAATGAACCTTATCGCTCCGTCGGTGTCGATAGACTTTGTACCGTCCGATGTCCTTGATCTGTATGTGCTCCGGTTTGTGGACGACGATCGACTGTGGGCAAAAAAAGACTTTCCGCCCTGCCTTCTTCAATGAGATGAACCAGTCCGAATGCTCATACGCGACTTTGATCTTTTCGTCCCACGGGATATCCCGCACGAGTTCGGTCCGGGCCAAAAAGAAATTGAACGTGATGTCTACCTTCTCGTATTGGATCCCCGTCTCCGGATCGTGCACGTAGTCCGCCCTGTCTAGATCCAACGACGTGTAATGGAAGAACCCGTCGCCGATCTCAATGTCCCCCTGGTAATTCTTCAGCACTCCCTGCTCCCTAACCCGACCACCCATCAGTGCCATGTCCTCGTTTCCTTTCTGCTCCATGACTTTTTTTATTTTGTCGATGCTCGCCTCTTTGGTGTAGAAGAAGTCGTCGTCCCCGACCAGTACGAAATCCGTCCGTACGAGCTCCATCAGTCGGTTGCGTGCGTAGCATACGCCGCTGTCGAACGGCATGAGGAAGTATTGCCCTTCCTGTCCGTGGATGAAATCCGCGAGCTTCCTGTTGTATTCCCCGTTCTCTGCCACGAGGATTTTGATCCCCGGGTACATTTCCCGAAGTGAACGCACGCACTCGGTCGTATATTCCTGCCGAAGGAACGAAATGATGACGGCGGTGACGTTCTTCATAGCTTGCCTTCGATGATCTCCCGCAGCTTGGATGAGGAAACACCTTTCGTGCGTTCCAGGTATTCCACCGGAACCCCTAACCCTTCACCTCCGAACGTGGCAGGTGTCCAGTCGTCGCCGACGAATATCACGTCCGGCTTGTACCGCTTGATTGCGTCCTGCTTCGTGAATGAGTGACCTTGCGTGATCACACGATCCACGAACGGCAGGGCTTTGACGCATGCCTTGCGTGCCGTCGTCGGCATGGCCGGACGGATCTCTTTCGTATCCCGTACGTACCCATCTGCCGAAACGGCCACGATCAAAAGCTCGCACCGTTCGCTCGCCCGTTTCAGGAGACGCAGGTGTCCCTCATGCAAGAGATCGAAGACCCCGAACGTGATGCCGATTTTATATTTCTTCATAGGATTTTACGATCGCTTTGTCTGTTGAATAGCATGAGTAATTGTCACGATGAACCGGCGTTCGCCAGTCCCCGTATCGTTCCGTGAGATACGCTTCCGTCCCGTCCGGCGCCTCTCCTGGGATCAGGTAGACCCCGTACGGCGTCTCGTACAGGCGTGCGTTGTACCTATCGGCCCGGATGGATTTATAGACGACCTTGCCCCCACGGTAGACCGTCCACCATACGCGCCCCCCTTTCTTCCGTTTGAACATGAGGTCTATCTTGACGCACCCTTTTTTCACGGACAGTTGCGCGCTCTTTTTTTCTTCCTCTCTCCATGTCTTGTATACCTTGAACCCTTGAGCCGCGGCTCTGTCCAGTATCTCGTGCATGACTCCGGGATCGTTGAGTGTCGTCAGGTCGATGTCGTCCTGGTCGTCGTCGCAGAAATCCCCATCGCGGTACATCCCGAGCAATGTCCCTCCATCGAGCTCGAAGATGATCCCCATGTCGTCCAATATCTTTGCGAACTCGATCAGCGCCTTGCCCGCCGCTTCTTTTGTCGGTTTCGGTTCCATAGTCATTTGATGCGGACGAATAAACGTAGCCCCCAGATCCAGACGAATGTCGGTATCCACTTCGGGCGTGGCTTCAAGAACTGGTGGTCGCTCTTTGCGAGCATGTCCGCCGTGTCCTGATACCGTTCCTCGAATTGCTTGCGAAGGAATCTCCGTTCGCGTTTGGTTTGTCGTTGGCTCATACATTCATGGCTTTTTTACGTGCGAGCTCCGCCCGCATTTCGTCTAGTTTCTTATTCGCGCGCGCCCGATCCTCCGGCGTCATGTCGTCCCGTCGGATGTCCTGCTGTTGGTGTACGACTGCCGACGGTGTTGCCGCCCGGACGACCGCGTCCGGATGTCGTTGGATGTGCATTTTGAGGAAGTTCCGCAGTGCGGCCTTATAGTCCGAATACCGTTTGCCTTTGGCCTCGCAGTAGTCGATCACGTCTTGCGCCCGTTCACGTACGCACTTGGTCGTGACCGAGAACTTTGCCGCGATCTCCGCCACGTCCTCGTCCGAGATTGTTGTCAGGTATGAAATGCCCGCCACCCCCCTGCTCTCTTTGACCTTTGTCTCTGCCGGATTTTCTTTCTCGTGTCGTTCGATGAGCTCGATCATCCGATCCATGTCTACGCGGTAGTGGACGGTCGGCGGCTTCCCCCTCACGTCGCTCATGAGGACACCGAGCTTGGCACCCAAGTCACGGGCTGTCTCTTGTTCCTTTCGGCTCATTCCCGTTTCGTCGTACAGGTCTTTTTGCGTTTTGTAGATCCACCCCTGCGGATCTTTCGTGCGCTCTGTCCAATAAAGTAACTGGCTCCATAGGACGGCTAGCTTCACGGATCCGGTCACCTTGATCAGGATAACCGGAACCGCGACCGGTCTTTGGAGCATGCTCCGAATGGTCGATGTATTCATGGTGTTTTGGTTCTCAAATATCGTATCAGCGTTGCCCTGCCCTGCCTACGCCTCGTATTCCGCCTCGTGAGGTTCCGGGATGTACACCCCTAGCCCGCCTTGTTCTTTCGGTAACGACGCCCACATTCGGATCTTCGAGCAGTACTCCGCGAACTCCGCTCCGCTCAAATCCTTTGTTCCTCTCGGGATCTCGACGTTGTGGTGGTGTCCGGTTCCATCGACCGTTTGAACGCCTCTCTTGTTGAAAAGCATTTGCAATAGGTTGTGCGTGACGTTGTCGTCGATCTCTCCCATCTCGTCCGATATCATCCGGACCGGCACCGCCCAGTAGTACCCGTTGAAATTCGTTTCCTCCCCTGCTGCTTTGTCACCTTGCGTCCGTCGTCGGAACTTCGGGCCGATCGTGATCTCGAGTTCCTGCCCCTCCTCGAACTTCCGCATGTAATTTGTGAAGGCCGGACGATCCTTGAATACCATCGTGCCGTTCAACACCTGCACGAGGAACTTTGGCTTGATCATACTGTTTTCCTTTCCGGGGATTCCCCCATCATCTTGTTGCTCGGTGAGACGAAACCGAGACGCTTTATCCCTTCCTCCACGCGTTCAATGCCTCCCGCTAGGTTGCCTCCGTAGCCGATCTTGCGTGCAATCTCGGCCTTGTTAGTCACTCCACGGTCAAGCAGTTTTTTGATGCGTTGGTCTTTTTGGTTCATAGATACGATTTAGGTATTGTTTCATTCTCTGCCACTCCGCCCTTGGGTATTTTGCCAGGTCTTCATCCGTCGCATGCCCGAGCGCGATCCATCGGTTGATTTGTTTGTCGAGTATCCCATCGAGTGCGTACGCTCCAACCCCGTGGGCCTTTTCACAAATGCGAATGATCGCCCATTTGTCGTTGACCTGGCGGCCGGCGTAGATGAAACAATGTTCCATCGTCGACCGGCCTCCGCACTCGTGGTCATGTAGGATCTCTTTCCGTTCACATGTCGGCCTCTCCGCGAGGATGTCATCGAATACCTTTTTGGGTGTCTTGTGCATTTGCTTGTCGTAATTTACTGGCTAGTTTTCTGGCCTTCACGTATTGCGTGATCTTGTTCGGATGCGTTTTTCTGCGTTCCTTCAACGCCTCCCGCTTCGCGACCCATCTCTCGACCACTTCGTCGCTTTGGAGGATGAACGTGTTTGATCCGGGCCCTTCCCATACCTCCTTCATGACTCCGGCATGCACGAGCGACTTGCATTGGTTCATGATCCCGTTGTCCCGATACCTCCACGAAACGACGAACCTCCTGCCTCCATTCCTCCGTGCGGCCTGCACGATCTGTTCTGTCGTCATACCGTCGGGACTCCCTCGACTTCCCAAAACACCTCGATTGCCCGCATGAGCTTTTTGATGGTGGTCTTCCGGCTCAATTCGTAATCGCCCTTTTTGCGATGCGTCGACTTGTCGATGATGATGGACTTGTCTACCGGATTCCCCCGCAAGAATTCGATCCCTTCTTCGGTCACGTTATACCTTCCGGAATTATCGGCATTTGAGATCAGTCCGAAATTGGCCGGCTTCGTTGCGTTCCCGATCATTCGCATTGTGAGGTACCCCGCCTTCACCATCCCGTAGTACCCCCCGTATTCGGCCGGCGACGTACACGCCATCTCTTTGACCAAATGGACTCGTGACTTATCCAAACGCTTTTGCGCCTGGTAGATCGCGACGACGATCATCGCCGATCCTTTGTCGAGGTTCATCAGGTAATCGGTGGTCTGTCCGCACTCGTGGCAAACGGTTTTTTCGTAGGCCATATCACTTTTGTTTTTTGGCCGCTCGTTTGCATGGCACGCACACCGTCTCGCGAGTATCCGAGAACATGGTCGCCGGCAATGCCTTACCTTTGCATTTCGTACACGTCCGCAGTTTCGGTTCTTTCGTCATAGCAATTCCGCATTACAGACCCGCTCTTGTTCGTCCCAGCATTTCCGCATGCGTACCATCATGCCGAGGACGTCCGCCATCGTGCGTCGGGTCTTGAACCGCACGATGTCTCCGATCACCCTGTTGCTCCCATCCATCCCGCGCTCCGTCGGAACCCATACGAGCTCGATGTCGTCCGGGATCTTTCCCGTGAGGCAGTAGATATTCGTGGCGTAGAACGTGATCTGTCCGGCTCTATCCACTTTGGCCCTGGTCCAAGGGTTCACCCCCTGCTTGTATTCCTTGAATCCCGATAGGTCACGCTTCGCGCTGTCGAGTTTCGAGAGAAGGGGGATCGGATCTTCCCCCCTCCCTCGCTTCAACTCGCCGCGCACATCCATCTCCATCACCTCGAACTTTGGCATGTTGCCGATCGTGAGATCCAGCTCGACGTCTCCCGTGAGCTCGTCATGCTCGAGCGCCCCCGCCATCTTTCGTCCGAGGTCGATACCGGCCTGCCCGCGTTCGTTCCATCGGATCTCGTTCCCTTTGAGGTAAAGCTCGATCCATCGTTCTTTGCTGCGTTCGAACAGGTCGAGGCTCGACCATGAGAGGTATGCGCGCGGTCGCATATCAGCTCACCGGCTCCCCGTCCGGCAACGCACTCATGCGCTTATCCATCCATCCGAGGATCGTTTTCTTTTGTTCCTTGGAATACTTTTTGGACTTCTTCACGCCATCCACGGATTTTTTGATCCCCTTCGCGTCGCTCTTTTCGATGATCCGCTTCATGTTCTGCATTTCCTTTTCGTCGGCGCTCGCCTCCTTCGGCGGTTCCAACTCCACGAAGTCGGACGGCGAGTACAGGTCTGCGAACATCCCGATCATCGAGCAACACTTTTTGAGACAGTCGCTCGCGGCGGCCTTGAACGTGTCCCCGATGTCGACGGCCTCCTTCGTTTCCTTGCTGCGTGCGACCGGATGACCGCCGAACTGCGCGATGCGTAGTCCAATCTCCGGCACGATGAGTAACCCCTGAACGACCGCTTGCCCCTCCATCACTTCGGACTTGGTGATCTCGAACGACCATGCCCCGTATCCGAATACGAAATTGAGCTTGCGTACGTAGAGTGCCACCGGAATGTACGAGAGTTGTTTACCTCCACGCCCTGCGAACGTCTTGATGAACTGCCCCGGCGTTCTCGACCGGATGGCCATGATCTGGTCGTCCGTCATTTTCTTTGTCGTCGATAGTTGCAGTTTGATGTTCTTCGGCACCGTCGCGAGACTTTTCTTGTCGTCGATGCCTACGATTGGTTTCTCCGGGTTCTCGTCCTCGATTGGGACGATCGTTGGTTCTTGTGTCATACGCTTGAGAGGTTTGCCACTTCCTCGATAACGACTCCAGGGATCGGGTCCTTTCCGTACTTGTCACGCTCCAGCGCTTCACGCCGTACGCGTACTTCGTCCACGATCCAAAACTCGTCCGGGATGATTGAAGCGTCCGTGATCTTTGCGACCTTTCGTTTTGCCATGCGTAGTCCTGCTCCGGTATCTGTTCTGACCGTGTTTTGGACTTCCGGCATGGCTTCCATCTTCGCGACGGCCGTCTCGGCCTTCATCGTTCCTTTCTCGACACGCGCCGCGATCTTGTCTCGTTCGAGACGATCCTTTTCCTCTTTCGCGAGCATGTACTTTTGCGCTCGCTCCTTCAGGATGATCTCCGCGTTGTCACACTCCTTGATGAGCGGATCAAACGTGGCCTTGGCTTCTTCGACAATAGCTTTTGCGGGAGCCACGAACTTGTCCTTTTTCTCTTTGATCGCTTTCGCAAGCGTCTTCACGTTCTTGATCTTTTCGGCAACTGTCCCGAGCTCCTCGTCCGTTGTGACCGGCGATGCGTCGATCATCGTTTTCATCCGTGACACGGATTGCCGTACGACTTCGATTTCATTCTTCGGCTCCTCGACGGGAGCGTTCTTGGTTTCTTTTTTCATGATGTTTTGAGTGAGAATAAAAACTGTCATTCGACCTTTGTTGCGGGTGACCGCCGAGGAGGTCCGATCTATCAGCTACGTGGCTTGTTTCGGTTCACCATCCCCACGGCGAGCACCCGCCCGCCTGTCTCAATTGTGAAGGTCCATCACTTCGTACGCCCGCGTCGTGCTCGTTTTCACGTCCCCCGACTTCATGTAGACCACTGCCTTGCCTTCGACGCATGCGACCACGTCGCACTCGTCCTCATACACCGGTGAACCGTCGGCTTTGATCTCTATCTTTTCCGGCGACTTTGCCGTCCGGACGTAGACTCTATGTGCCCCGTTCACGATCAGGTGATATTTCATCCCCGGGATTTTGGTCACGTCCTTGACGCGATAGTTCCAACTCCACAGGCGACCCTTCACCTTTTCGATTGCCTTTTTGAGTTCCTTGTCCATGTCCATAATTATAAATGATTACTATTATTCCGTCTAGGATTCCCTGTTGGTAACTTTTTCCGCGATCATCTTCAGAAATGCCTCCTGCATGGATTCCGCTTTTTTACCTGTCGTCTTGCCCTCTAGGATCTGGTTCATGACGTCTTTCTTTGCGTTCAGGATTTCCACGATGTCTTCCTCTATCGTCCCCATCGCGATGTAGTAGTAGACGTTGACCGTACCTTCCTGGCCGATGCGGTGTGCGCGGTCTTCCGCTTGCGCGTGGATCTCCGGCGACCATTCCATATCCGCGAACATGACGATCGAGGCTTCCGTGAGCGTGAGCCCCACGCCGCCGGCTTTGATGTTCGCGATGAACACCTTGATCGTTTCTTCGTTTTGGAAACTGTCGACGGCCTTCTGTCGCGCGTCCATGTCATCAGACCCCGTGAGCGTAACCGCAAATATCGGATCTGCACCTGTGACTTTCTCTTTGATCGCGTCGTTGATTTGCCGGATGGTTTCGGTGTACTGCGAGAAGACGATCACCTTCTGTCCCTGCTCGACGGCGTTCCGGATGTCGGCGACCATCCGAGCCATCTTGGAACGCGAGCACACCTGCTTGAGTTTCGTGATCTCGACCAAGTGTCGCGCCATGAGGATGCCCTCGACGTCGCGACCTTCCTCCGGATTTTCCGCAAGGAACCGCATGTAGTCGTCCCACGCGCTGTCGTATGTCTTCTGCCATTCATGCGAGAGTTCGCACTCCATGATGGAAACGATCTTCGCCGGAAGGTCGAGCACGTCCTTTTTCTTGCGACGCAACATCACTCCCTCGATCTGTCTCCGCAACTCCGGTAGGTTCGTTGCCCCGCTCTCGTCCAGGTATCGGATCGGCGGGAACGGTGAACGCCGGATGATGGTTTTGAGGAATGCCCCGCAGTATCGTTTTGCGAAATAACTCCGCACGCGTCCGAGGTCGTGTCCTATCGCTTTGAGGAGGTTGAACAGTTCGATCGGCCGGTTCATGAGCGGCGTGCCTGTGAGGCAATAGACCCGCTCCATCTTTTTTGCGATGCCGTCGAACATCATTTGCGTTTTGTCGCTTTTCTTTTTGATCTTCCCCCCGACGATGACGGTCGCCCTGATGCTCTTGCCTTTGATGTAATGCGCTTCGTCGAGGACGAGAGTCTTGACCCCCGCCCCGATCAGCTGCTCGATGTACTCTAGCTTCTTTTCCAAAATGTCATAGTTCACGATCCACCATCCCTCCCCCGGGTCCGGATCGAGTTCCGTCGTCGTAAGGATGTGAATGTCGTCCGTCGGATAGACGGCTTTGATTTCACGTAGCCAGTTGATTTTGAGTGATGCCGGACAGACGACCAACACCCCGCCTTTCGATTCCTCCCCGGCGGCGATGATCGCCTGCCGGGTTTTTCCGAGTCCCATCTCGTCCGCAAGGATTGCCTTCTTCACTTTTTTGAGGAACGCGATGCCTGTCCGTTGGTGTTCGAACAATTCCATACTAGAGCGTTTTGAGGAACTTCATCCGCTTCTCGCTCCATACGTGCT